CCGTTTGCTACGTCCAGTGCAAAGACTGGTTGGGTAGTACCATTTACTCTTGTGAATGTTGCCATTTCGATTTTTCCTTTAAGTTAGTGGTCTTGGAGGACCTGCTTTTATTTAGCCGAATTGAAAAAATCACGCCTGTTGAGGATTGTTTCTCTGACGATTTTGAGCCGCAAAAGCATTGGGGTCAAATCTATTTACTGCCTTTGCATAGCCTACAGGGGTGGCCATAACCCAACCTTCTTGCCCCGGGTGCTCGGTATCTGCTTGGCGTAGCAGGTGCATTTTGACATCGTGTAGCAAGTTAAATGCATTAAATGCCGCGGCAAGTGCAGGAGTGTTACTTGTAGGGCTGTTCAAGTACTCTACAATGTTGCGGAACTTTTGTGGGGTCACTCGAGTCTGTAGCCAGGTGCCAAACTCGGGCAATAGTGTGGCACCGTTGAGTGGACTACCAACTTTGGAGTTGATAAAGTCCACACAAAGTTTTGCTAGGTCTGTGATCTTGTGTGCTCGTAATTCTGTGGGATTGAACAATGTGTCAATATCTCGACCATGAGTTTTGATCAATTGCTTGAGTTGTTTCTCTGCCGTGGTTTCAGTTTGCAATTGTCGAGGACTTGCTGGTTTTTCTAACATCAGCCCCGGAACCGGATTAAACTTTACTCCACTCAGTGGCTGACGTGCATCTCCTGTATCTGCATACATTGAATGCACTGCAATACCAATATTACTAGCACCAATACGTTGTCCTAGTGAACTCTTGACTGGAATTTTGTATTCTACTGTGTTGGGCCGAAACACATAGTTGCCTGCTTCAACAGGCGGAGTTGACATGTACAACAAATCGCCTTTGACATAGCCGCGAAAGTTGGGCGGTAGTGCGGCTTCTAATACAGGAAACAATTCTGCATATAGATTAATAAGTTCAGTTCTGTCGCCCGAGCGTTGATTTTGTATGTTGGCCATCATTTGTGGACTGGTAGCAAGACCGTCGTATCCTTTGGCTTCAAACCCTGATCCATCAGTTAACACAAATTCACCATTGAGTGGCTTGCGACCAAATATCACAGCAGGTTTGCCATCCCACTTGGCTGTGACTGTTGTGGGTTTCTCCGTGGCGTGTTTTACAATTTCCAGTGCGTCTTTGATACCTTGATTACCACGACGGAACACTAGATCTTCAAGATGTTCAATACCTTTGGCTCGGCCGCCAACTCCTGCTTGCTCTGCTTCAACAAGAGCAACATAACCTTGGTTCACGATACGGTCACGCAGGCGTGCTAGGAAGTTAACGTCACTTTCGGCCACGCCCATTTCGGGTTCCTTTACACCTTCACGTGCAATGTACTCACGGAAGTCTGCCAGTTTGGCATCACGGTCAGGATCCATTGCCAAGGCTTTGTAAATACTTTCCACGGTCATCATCTGATTGCGGTTGTAGTTGGGGCCTAGCAATATGCCTGCGGCTTGATCTGGATCCATTGTGACTGCCCGATCTGTCTGGCGACTGATGATGCCTTTGGCCGAGGCCTTGAGTCCCAGTGCCTTGGCAATGCTTGACATTAGCACATTGCGGTACACACCTTTGTATGCTGATCCTGTGCCACCACCCAGCCAGAATGTGCCCCATTCCATGTCGGGCATGAACATAAAATCTGTCTGTACGTAGCCACGTTTGGGGTCGCCCTGTATGGGTGTCTTAAAATGCACTGCTTCGCCTGTGAGTTTTGTCCAGTCTCGGGGATCTTGTTTGTTTTTTGTGGCCCAGACATCTAGTATGCCTTTGAGTTTGGCTTTGGTTATTTCGTTGGCATCCACGGCAAGATCCAGATCACCCGAGTCAGGTTTCTTGCCAGTTGAGCCCAGCCACTTAACAGGAACACCTGCTTCATCTCGATCGTGCGACAAATCAAGACCTGTGACAGTTTCTAACCAAGCCACTGTGCTGGGTATGTCTGCTTGTTTGATGCGTTGTGTCAGTGGCGTGCCTTGTGCATCTTTGAAAACATTACCACCTTCGTTAAGATACATCATGCCAATCCAGCCTGTTTACGCAAAAATGCCATGTGTTGAGGATTATTAAAATCTCTTGTTACCCATCCCTGTCCAAGATTTATTTCATAATCATCAGGATAGGGTAATCCAGTGGGTCTTGTGGCCGCTTGCCCTGGTGTAACTTTTACCCCACCGGTACTACCACTACTATTATCAAATGCTATAATACCTTGTGCTGGAGCAATGCCGTCAGACATAAGACTTTTCCAGGCCTGTGCTGTATTAACACCACCCTTGGGATCTATTGTAGCTTTAAATATTTGATCGGCGGCAGTTTGAATTGCCTGTGTGATCACTTGTGCCTGACTCTTGGACAATTGATCAGCACCTGTATATTGTTCTAATTTATTATAATCAAACCCGCCTCTTGGTTGAATGGCTTGTCCAATTATATCATCTAATTCAACTTTCAATGTATTCTGACTGTCAGTAGACATCGCCGCAGGACTAGTAACAGGTTGCCCAGTAATTGGGTCTTTGCTTTGTGCCATTGCTGCCTGTACTTTTGCAGTCCAGTTTTTCATCATGATTGGCATCAGAGTTTGTGTTAGTTTTTGTCCCATTTTTAAAGCATCGGCTCTGTTCATCGACGGGCCTGTTTTGTCACCTTGTGCTAGGTCTGGGCCTGCAACACCAACTTTGCCCAAGGCCGAACCTAACCCAGTTGCTAGTCCTTGGGCAAATCCTGCTTCCTTTAGTGTGTGTCGAGTTATTTCATGAATCTGCATGGGTTCTCCTAACAGATCGTGAAAACTTGCCGGCATCTTTGGTGCGTATGGCATTGAGCAGTTTGCGTGTGAGATTGTCTGCTTGCTCTGCGCCGAACTCTGATTCTATTTGTTCAATCAGGCGTATGGCGCTGGCAATCACGCTGTCGGCTCGGGTTTCAATGATCAAGCGTCTATCACGCTCCACATACATTGAATCAAGTTCTTCTAGCAAACTTCGGGTCTTTTTCAGCATTCGATCTGGGCCTTTGGATTATTTAGTGTATTACAAGTCTTAATAAATATCTACTATACAGGAATACTCATGTCAAGTCAAATCAACCCCAACAATATAGACGGTACCTACCCCGTTGCAGGTCAGCCCAATAACACACAGGGCTTTAGAGATAATTTTACCAACATCAAAACCAATTTTCAAATTGCCGCAACAGAGATAACCGACTTGGAAAACAATGGTGTGTTTAAAGCCGCACTAACAGGTACCATACTTGACAACAACATGGCGGACAACTTAATATACGCTGTTAAATTAAATGATGTCAGTTACACTTATCTGCAACAAACTGCCACAGCAGGTGCTATTGCTATTGATTACTCAGCCGCACAATATCAATTGATTGCGCCTAGTGCCAATGTCAGCCTGAGTTTCTCTAACTGGCCCACTGCAGGTGACGAAGGTGTGATCTATGTTGATTTTTATGTAACCAATACCGCTTATACTGTTACTTTACCTGCCGCAGTAAGTGTGGGCACAACTGGTATTCAGGGGTATAGTGCTAACGTTATTACATTTGGTTCCGCTGGTACATATAGATTTGCATTTAGTACTGTGGATTCAGGTACTGCAATTACCATCTATGATTTAAATCGTGCTCTTACTGCTTATACCAACCCATTTGGATATATCGTTGGCGGCGGTGGTACTGTGACTCAGTCTACTAACAAAGGCACCACGGTTGTATTGAATAAGCCCAGTGGACAAATTACAATGAGCAATGCGGCACTAGCAGGCGCTACCATTGTGAGTTTTACTTTTACAAACAGCACAATCTCATCAACTGACGTGTTGGTAATCAATCATGTGAGTGGTGGCACTATTGGTTCTTATACATTTACTGCCGCTTGTGGCGCAGGGTCGGCTACTGTTTATATTCGTAATGCAACCTCAGGATCACTCAGCGAAGCCATTGTGTTGCGTTATGCTGTGATCAAAGGCGCCATTACTTAATTTGATTTAATTTGACCCAGCAATTGTTTTAGTTTTGCACTTTGCACATCTGCCGTGACTTTGGGTGCTTCTAAATCGAAGTCTTCTCGAGGCTTGGCTCTTTCCCAAGGCGGCGAACTGGCATCACCTTCCGCAGGGTTAACTTGACTGCGAGCCTTGATTGAATCCATGATACTGCTTTGTGGCTTATTATAACCAGTTCCTTCGTCCCCGCCTTCATCAGTAATGCGCATAGTTTCAATGTTGTACTCCAAATCAATTTTTTGACCAACGCCGGTCGAACTTCGAGATTTCATACACTGTATCTGATACTTGCCACGCTCTTTCATGGCACGACTTGTAAAGATACCAAACACGTTGTCGGCAGTATTAATCTTAGAGATACCACCTGAAATGTGCGAGTGGTCAAATTCAATTTCCTCTACTGCACTACGGTTCAACTGCGATGCAGTGACCATTAGTACTGCCAACTCTTTGGCCAAGTTGCGGAGTTCTTCGCTCACATACTTGTCTTTCACAAACAAGTCGTTGGGCGACACCTTGGCACTAACTGGCATCAGCAAGTCCAAGTAGTCGATCATCACAAAGTCAACTTTCTTGCCTGTTTGAATTTGATACTCTTTCAAATATGCACGAATATCATTGATGTTGCTTTGTGCCGGCAAGCCTTTTACTTGGTAGTTACCCGACTTCTTGGCCACAAGTTTGACCTTGAGTTCAGTTGTGTCCATGTCACGTCTGATGTCTTTGGTGCTCATGTTTGTTAACATAGCATCTGTTCGCAAACTTGTGAGTTCTTCCGAAAGTTCTAATGTAATGTAAACGCCACTAAGTCCTTGCTGTAGCCAATTCAGCGCAATGTTCATCATCACAAGACTCTTGCCTGATCCTGAGCCGCCGGCAAAGATGTTGAGTTCACCACGACTAAATCCACCATACAATAATCTATCCAGTTGTGGCCATCCTGTGCTTACTTGTCCGCCCGAGTTAAAGTATTTCTCAATGCGAGCCTTAGGATCAGCAAAGTAATCCGTGCCCATGTCTTTAGTAAGTGATATCTGTACTGCATCTTTAATAAGTTTCTCAACAGGTTCAAACTCGCCCTTTTCCAGCAAGTCTGCTGACTTCAAAATAGCACGTTCAAGTTCTTGACGTCGGGTAAATGCTTCAAACTCGCCCATGAACCAGTCAAAGTGACCTTCATTCAGATCTGGCACTGCGGCAAGTTTAACGCCTGTGGTTGCTGAAATCTGCATCCTATCAGGCATGGTCTTGTGTTTGTCGGAGTGTTCTTTGATGAACTCAGCCGCTGGTCTCAAACTTCGATCAAAGTTCTGCGGATTATAAATGTTTTGAACACGCACATAACTTGTTGCGTCTTCCAACATCATCTCTAGAAATAGTCTTTGGACGTCAAGTCCGTATTCTTTTAACAAGTTGTTTCTTCCTTATTTCTATTTTAATCTTACTGGTTTCTCTTGAGGCCATAATAGTTAGCAAGGCTCCTAGTTTACCTAGTTTTATCACAGCATCATTGACATCTTTACAACCCTCGGGCCATTCAGGTATGCTTACAGCCCAGCCCAGTTCTACTGCACGGTCAATTAGTTCCACACCTGCGACATCTTGATCAGGCACCACAGTGACTTCACGACCCAGACTGCGAATCAACCTTGCTTGGCTGTCGCTGATGGTATTGTGCATTACTGCAAGTCCACCTATGCTGAGTGCATCAAAGATACCTTCCATCACCAACACATGTTGCCAATTGGCATGTTGCAAGTCTGTGCCAAACACATAGCCTGGTTGTGAGTGGTTGATGTACTTGGGTTGTTTATTATCTAAAAATCTAGCAGTCCAGCCTACTACTCGATTGTCGTATGTGAACGGTACTAACACAAACGGTCTAACCCAGTGAACGCCATCGTTCTTGATAGAAGTCATAATGGGAAAGTCTTCCGGCACACCGCGTTTTTGAATGTAGTCCCAGTAGTAGGGAAACTCTGGTGTGACCACTTCACTGAAGGGCGGGAAGTCATCCGCTTCTTCAAATTCAATAGCACTAAGTGTATTGAACACACGTTGTCGATCTTCTAGTATGCCATGTATGCTACGATGACGCAGGCTTTCAAGATTGAGCATGTCAACCTCATTGTCTGGCACACCCATCCAACCTAGTAATCTTTTGGCTTTAAAACTAACAGTACGTCCTAATACAAAACTGGCTGTGTAACTACAATTGAAACAGTGATAACTCCACCCCGCTTCAGTTGCTTTGATACCACCACGCCCACGCCGGTCTGGACTGTTACCATTGTGAGTGCAACATACCGCATTGAAACTCAACCAGCCTTGAGGACTGGGTTTTCTTTTTGCAGGTAGATAAGCAAGGATGTCTAGCATCCTGTTAGTATAACACAATTGTCACACTAGATCAACGATATTGAACGTTTTGTACTCGTCCGTTTGTGAACAGTGCTGTGGCACTTACGTTGCTTTGGAATTGGACTGGCAAATATCCCGATCCACCATTGGTCACAGTTACTCCGGCTACTCCGCCATTGGGATCAATTGTACAGGTGGCAGTTGCACCAGAACCGTCGCCTAGGATTTCAACCAGGGGCGGCGCCACATAATACACACCTGGATTGGTTATGCTAACTGAAGTTACTACAGTATCTGTAACTTGTACGGTACCTGCGGCACCATACCCAATTGAGTTGTTGAATGCCAGGCGCAACAACGGATGGAAACCAACTACGTTAAGATAATCGCTCACAGTATCGCATAGATATTGTCTTGACTCTGTAACATTATACCAAACTGATTCGTAGTTCTGGGCGGCTTGAATTTTGACTGTGCCTGTATATCCCACCAAGTCATACTTGACTGTGGTCAGGCTTGAACCGTTTGTAGGCATGAAACTGCTGTAGAATTCAGTTGACTGAATAGCGTTAATTGGCTGTGGTGTCAGTGCCCAATCAGGCCACTGTGTTGGTCCTACGCCAAAGTAGTTGTTCTTGCCGTACATGTCAGGTACTGTGCAAACTGCGGCCGGTATGTGTTGTGGCAATATCGAATCTACGATGTTGCAGTCTGCTCGTGCTTGTGAATTGGCATCTGTATAAGCGGCCTGCACATAGTTGCCGGCTGTGCGTTGTATGCTGTAACTGGCAGGTTGTGCTTGAATGTTGATGGTGTCTTCAGTATCAAGCACCACTTTGACTCTGCCCAGAGCAGAACTTAGAATTTCCATGGGTTTAGTAATCAACAGTTCATCTCCTGTTTGATTTACCACACGGAAAACAAAACTCGAGCCTGCAATATTCACCGGCTTTTGGTCTTGATTGATAAATTCAAAGAGCAGAACATTGTCCACTCCCTTGTTGATTGTTAATTGTTTTGCGTACACAGGGTCGTACCTCTTTGTAAAATAACCGCCACTAGTGTCTATCAAAAGTACACGGACGATTTGTTGGTATAAGTAAACGGTTGTAGAATACATAGGATCCTCGAAACAGTATTTATGGGTAATAATATTTTTGAAAAATTGACAGAGAAGTATCCCTTCATAACATTGTGCGTTTACGCCAATGCAGAATATGTGGGTGTGGTGCAAAATAGGGACGATATTGTCACTACTATCTACGACTTTGGTGCCGTTACTGATCAACAGGCCAAACTGCTGTTTCTAGAACTAGCAAGCACTTGGTGGTGGGAAAGTAATCGTAGCATACCTATAAACATCTTTTTACGCAAAGATTGGGAACAGTTCCGCTATACGTTACGTACTTTTGTCAACAAAGATTTGGAAATACATCATGGTCCTGCTTGCAGTTTGCTGGACATAGTGCGCAAGAAAAGCAAACGCAAATCAATTACACTTGTACGGCGTCTTGATTAGTTAGATTCATATGCAGTGCTACCAGGGCCGCGTAGGAAATACTGTGACTCTTTTTAAATGTGTAGCCCTGCGAATCATCTCCATCCCATACTGAAGCAAACACTTCTGCCCAAGAGCGTGTTTGTAAATGTGCCTTGCCCGGACGAATAACAGATATAAAGGCCGCCATCCTGGGTATTGAATCTGGGCGCATTGTTTTGAGCAAGTCTGTATAATTGCCCACGTGTACCAGGTTCTGTGCCCATGCTCGATCAGTCCACAGTCGTTCCCAAGGCGGTATTGCTATCAACATTGATTTGTAGTGTGCAGGATCTTTTATCAACTGATACACGCTCATGTTCAAGAAGTCCAGTTTGAAGTATCCACGAGATTCAGCAGTTTCAGAATCCAAGGCCGCACAGCCTGCTATGGGATCTCGAGGTATGTCTGTCACATAGATACCCGAGTTGTGCTTTCGTCCGTTGCTTTGTCGTGCTGGTGTGTGTTGAATCAGTTTCAGTACGTCTTCACGATTAGCAAAATCTAAATCAATGTCCGCGCTCATTAAGTCTCCACCAATGCGGCCACAATGCAAACTTGTTCCTCAGCCTTTGCTACTGCTTCTAATGCATCTGCTACACTTGGGTGTTTGGCCGCAAGTGTTTTCAATTTAGATTCTTCGGCCATTTTGATCTGTGCCCAGTTCACCACTGCCTGTACATGCGATGCGAGGTCAACAGTGGGAAATGATGTGGTCATGCTCAACCAGGCCATACCATCATACACTTCGATGCACTGTGCTGAACCATTATAACGCATTTGACCAACCAAGGTATTGCTGTTTGATGCAGAATTGTTATAGAAACTAGGCCAGGTTGAATGACCGTTTTGAATAGAGAGTCCTGCTCCTGCATTTATAGTTTTGATCATGTTACCATCCTGCCTTGTTCAATATATCTTTCACGTACTCTTGATCCGCTGGGTAGTTTGAAAACTTCTTTTGCCATGCATCTGAATCAATATAGGGCCAGACCATGGCCACTTGTTCTGTACTCAGTTCAGTCAAGAACTTTTGTCCTGCTTCTGAATTGTAAATCACCCAAGGTGAGATACGTCCTGCTGTGACAGCATAGCACAAGGCATTGGTATTGCCATAACGCATCCAATCATGTGGGGGATTACCTGTTTCTTCTGCCCATCGTATGCTGTGTTCTATTGCCCGAGCCAAGGCATCATCTACTGCTTCCACACGCAGGTATTCTACGAGATACTCTGTGTACACATTGTCACTGCACCAATGATCGATCTTCTTTTGTGCTTTCAATAACCATGTCATGAAACGTGCGGGTGCAATCACATTGGTGTTTACACAATAGTTTCCAAACTTGACAAATGCTCTGTAATAAGGTGAATCACAAAAATCATCGTGTGTTTTGTTCTTTGCAGAGCCTTGCATGGTTTCATAGAACCGGATGTATGCTTGAAAACCCATGCGTACACCTGCTTCATCCCGAGCCAAGAGTCTGCGTTTAGGCTCGCAGGAATGCACTACGAATGACGTTTCTTTAATAAAAGTTTTTTTGCAATACTCGCACACAAAGCTCATGCTAATATTTTATGCTCTTGGATGTAGTTTGTCAAATAGTCGTTAATCAAAGCATGATGCCCGCTTTCTGGATGTATCATATCTGCTGGCACATACTGTGTGCCCGGGGCATAATTCATGGGCTGAACCTTTTGTTCATGCTGCCAGGCAATGGCTCGCCATTTGAAACCGTTGATGATTTCGGGACGTTGAAACAATTTTAGTCTAGGGTCATCCAAATGTTCCTGATACAAGTTATCTGCTTGCTGAAACATTAACACTCGATGCCCACGTCTTTGCAAATCAGTAATTGTTGCAAGCATGCGATACATCAAATCTTCAGTGCGATCTAAAATGGAGAATACTTCACTCTTGAGTTTGGTTTCCACAAACTGGTCCGAATCTACTTGTTGCCAGCCGTGTTGCCAGCGTGGCTTAAACTCTTGATTTTGAGGATTGACCCATCTACCTTCAAATTCATTTTCTGGTTTGCAAATCGGTATTTCAAGTCTTGATACAAATGTCATGCCCAGTACATAAAACATAGGCCGAGTTGCTTGATAACTGTGTTTGAGAGTGGTGCGTAGTATTCTACTGTTGGCACTACCCCCAATAGCCAAGGTAGATGCCTGTGGTATATTATGCTCATCTATAAATCCCAGACGTTGTGCCAGATCCATGTGGCCTTGACCCCGAGCATAACTTTCCTGGTAACTACAACCATTGACAACTACATGATTGATCATTTTTTGTCAGCGCCTGCGGCGCGATTGTATGCATCTATTTCTTTTTGTGTTGTTATCTGTGCCATGACATCAATTTCATCATCTTTGTATGTGGGGTACATGGCCATTAATGCCTTGCGTTTGGCTGATAGTCCGGCTTCTTTCTTGCGTGGCGCAATCCAAGGATGTCTCTGATTGCCTAGTCCGGGACTTACACTTGTGGCCATGAGCCATTGCAGTTTAGGGTGCCGGCCTACATTAAAGAAATGCTTGTTGAGATAGTGGTTGCAACTTTGTACATAGTATTCTTGCAATTCGCGATTGCCATCTACTGCCGATCCCCAACGTATCATGAGATAGTTTGAAAACTTTTTACGCTCTTCAGGTGTGAGTTCGTCGTAGAATGTTCTGACCTTGCGGTCAAACATACGCATCTCGTTGGCAATGTTCAGTTTGTCACTCATGTTTTGGCCTGTGATCCAAGTTGTAACGACTCTGCATAGATGTCGTGCTTGATTGGTAGATTGTTGTACCAGTGCTCGTTTCTGTAATTATCCAACACCAACTGTTGTGTCAAGAACTGATACCAATGTGTAGTCATTACAGGTTTATGTAAAATTTGTATGGCTTGTGCTATATTATACTTGGTTTTAAATTTACTTTGTTCAAGAATGGCAATCAACGGGGGTCGATATTGAGCAGGTATACACCCGATTCCTAACACACTATCCGGATTGGCCAAGACCGGTTCAAAATCAGTTATGTTTACCCAATCAAAGTAATCAAATAAATCTTTTAGCCACCATATGTTGATGGCACTTATTACCGGTGCAATTTTGAGAGTGACGTTTGGCAGTTCACGTGCCCATTTGATATTGGATTCCACTGTGGCCCAGTCAGTACCACTGCGAACAATCTCTGCATATTTGCCCACAGCATCAATGCTGGCATGCAGATTGATTCCATCAAAGTGTTGCCACAAATCCGCGACTGTTTGATCTTTATAACCAACCACAGTCATGTTGCTACTATACATCAGTCGGGGTCGAGTGTTTTGTGCAATCAGCATCCGCAACACTTCATAGTGTTGGGGATTCATCAAAGGTTCACCGCCGGCAAAATATACCTGCTGGCATTGACTCAAATCAATTTTATCCAGTGTGCTTGAATCATATTCGTTTATGACCAAACGTTTGGCTTCAGAACTCCAACTGGTACTAAACATCGGGCCACAACTGCGGCATTTTAAATTGCACAGATTGTTGTTTCTAAAATCTAAAAATTGTATAACATTGTTCTTGTAGTCGGTGTCGTAGTGCCGAAACATGTTACGCCAACCGTGTTTGCTAGTGCTGGGACAAGATTTATCACACTCTTTGGGTACTTGGCCTGCTAAAAATGCACCCCCAACTTGGTCAACTATCTCTTGCTGTGAATCAAAGTAATCACCTGCCCATTGACAGCAAGGAGCAAACTTACCACCAGGCATATAACTGGTTGATACCCAAGGTGCCTTGCAATAAACTTCACTCATGTTTTGGTCAGTCGATAGATCATTACAGCATGTTCTAGTGCATCTTGTAAAGTGGGATTGGTTCTTGCCGCACGTCGAATTTCGCCCCAAAGTTTGTCTTCCATTATGTGATCACGCAAGGGTCTGCCATCTGTGGTTCTTGAATCGTAGTCTATTTTGTGACCGTTGATGGGATCATATCCGTAGCCCACTTCAACTCTGGTACTGGGGTCGGCGCCTGACTCACGAGCGTATACCACACCGTTAGCACTTTCGTATATGTAAGTGGCGCCTGGCTTGAGTTGTCCCATTACCAAGCCTTGTTGTAGTCCACGATCTCGCAGTTGCGGCTGACATCTTTTACAAAGTACACACAATCGGGTTCGGGTTCGTCGTTTATGGGCACGGCCAACATCTGACCGTTCTTGAGTTTGGGTGCGTACCAATTGACTTCGTGATACACATCCAGGATTTCAATGTCGGGAAAACTGGGTCTATAACTGCTGAGGGGATTGAATTGAAATACTCTAAAGCCTCTGTCATTGATACTGGTCAATGGTAGCACTTCCAGGTCACCAATGTCGGGTTCACCTATCAGTATCTGCCAGTCCATGGGCATTTTGAGAGTTTGTGTTCCTATACGCAACACCAAGGCTGGCGCATTAAACGACTCTAAAAAGATTAGCGGAATAAAATGATAGTCTGGGTCTGCTGGATTTGAATTGTCTAATATAGCAAAACGCATGTCATCAACTTCTTCGGGCAATTGATTTAGATCGTAGTAGGTGTTGTCTAGTGTTAATATTCTCATAGTAATATTATATAGATATTAAGATGCTTTGTCAAGTTTATTTTTCTTTCTTGCTAATGCGCTTGCTTTCATTTTTTCAAGAGTTTCTACACTATGTTTTTTTCCAGTCATACCTGATTTGTGTCCTTTTTTACCTTCGCTGACTTTTTTACAAAATTCTTCTGTGCGCTGTCTACCTGCTAGTGTAGCAGATCGGTTTCTGTTTGATTCCTCACTGTGAGGGCCTTGTTTGATTCCTTTGTTCCAAGGAATATTTCCTTTTTTAACACCACCAATACCAGGTCTTTTTGTTCCTGTTCTGGCTGTCATAATTGCTGTTCTTGCAATGTTATATTGTTGTGCAGTAAGATTACGATCTTGTAAATGATTAGTTTGAACAAATTTGCCTAATGCATGTAACATTTTAATTTTACTATTGCCATCTGTCATCTTTGTTAATAACAGATGGCATACAAAATGTTCCCTGGCTGTTAACCTAACTAAATTATCTTTTGTATTATTTCCGCCTAGGCTTTTTGGAATGATATGATGCCGTTCAATATATCCAATTGTCAATCGAGTCTTTGCGTTTGAGATAATATTGTAATACCATTTTGTATATTTGTTGTCTACAAAAGTTATTTGATTTTCATCCATTCCAACTTCTCCTGTGTGAAGTTGTATTTAGCCTCTCGGTAAAACTGTTTGCGTTTGGTCAAGTGTCGTTTGGCAAACTTACAGGTACTGGTTATGTCCCATATTTGAACATGATCTTTGTCTTCTGCTTTTCTTATGCCGCGTCCAATGCTTTGGATAACACGGACAAAACTTTTGCCGGGTTCAATAAGAACCAAATTAAAAATCCTAGGGATATTAATACCCACAGCGGCAACACCATAGGTAGCCACAATAATCTTATCAACACTGTCTGCAACTTCATCATATTCATCTTGTCTGTCTTTTGCCTTGGTTGCTCCTGATACAAACACAGCACGATCGCCCAGGCGCTCTACCAAGGCTGTGCCTGCGGCTACCCTGTCCACAAGCACAAGAGTATTGCCTGTTTCATTTACCTTGCGAATCAGTTCGGCCATGGTGTCCAGGCGGCCCGACTCTTCCAACAAGTATTTAAGTTCACTTTGGTACTCTTTGTACTCCACATGATCAACCAACTGCACAATGTTCACGTGACAGTTGGCTAACACACCTTGTTGTTGTAATTCGTTGGCACTCAAGCGACCAATAACCGGACCCAGTGCTACTAGTAATGCTTGGCTCTCAAACTTCTCTTTGGGTATAGTTCCGGTCAATCCCCAGCGAATTGGCACTTTAGCCATCACACCGGTCAGCAAGGTTTTGAGAGCATCTGCTTTGGCCATGTGTACTTCGTCCACAATAACGCATACCACACCTTCAAGAAACTCACCAATGGTTACTTCGCCTGTGCCTGACTTGGTGTTCTTTAACAACACATTCAAACTTTGCCAGGTGCAAATGGTGTGA